AGTAAAATCTATCGATACAGCCCGTTGCACGTCCCTCCTCCCATCAGCGTAAGCGTGATTATCCACAGGTACGTATTGCGATCCATCCTCCTCCCTGAACCACCACGTAGTATTGGGATTTTTCCTGTGTTGTATTGCCAAAGAACGGAATATGATACGATAATTATCCTGCCCTTGGACCTTGGTCATAGGAAACTGCTCCTTTATTCCATCCCCCCAATCCACATTAGCCATACCGGGCTTTCTGGATCTAAACTCGACAAACGTATTATAAGGATTATCAACGACAGGATCAGGTACATAATTATAATCATCGGTATAATAATTTCTAAGTGCCCTATCCCATGTAGTGAACCACACGAACTTATTTGATGAAGCCTCATATTTATATAATGTCTTAGCCATTACCTATCTTGTTAAAATATTCTACAATAACATTCCTGTCCAATCCCATAGAATCACATAAATACTCTCCTTCTGGTTGATCCCCAAACGATAATACCTTATCCGTATCATGAGCTAAAACATCTCCATTGCCTACAAAGGTACACCCATCGTCAAATACAATAAGCTTATATGGCTTATACGACCTCGTGTCAATATCAGAAGATCGTATTGACCTTAACACCGAAGCCTCTGGCGCCATACTAAACCTCCATCCATAATTATTCATAAGAACATAAACCATCTCCATAGGAGTCGACGGAGAGCCATTAGACTGACCCTTTATAAAACCAGAGGGAGCCTGTAATACGCCACTAGGTCTTTTATCATCAGGATTGGCATCCATATATATACTTAGATACAATCCATAAAACTGATTTCTTTTGCCATCGGAAGCAGAGGAGGACATAGTTAGATAATCAAACCCCATCACCTTCTCATATAATGTTGATATAAACGTATCACATCGACTTTGGGTTGACAAGCTGCGATGCATATAAAAGCTATTCATAGACCTCATCTCATATATATAATCCGGTAGATTGCTTACATCTATATTACTATAGCCATATGAGGCGACAAGGCTAGTGATATTTTCCAATCCCTTGCCGATCATATACGGATGCCAGCTCACGACAGACCCATACCATCTATTTATATGATCGAAGGTCCTTAAGCTAGGATTTATCTTATCCACCTCATCCATAGACGGGCATGTATTAGGGTCAAACGATGGCATAGCCACTCCCGGGGATATATATAATTTTCTTAGCTTGCTAAAAGACAGCCATTCCCTTGGATATACCCTAACCCTGCAACCTGCCAAAGATAATGTTACAAGATTAGGCCACATAGAGGGGAATTTCCTTATATTAGAAGACTCCGTATCATTAAAATCAGCCGTTCGACTTAAATTAATGCCTTTTAACTTAGTCAACCTATCCCAATCGTCTGGTATGGATGTCAATGTCCCTACACCTAATTCGCTAAGTGTTATATACTCTATATTTACCGATCTACGTATCCTATCTTTAGGAATATCGGTTATATTCCCATCTCCGGTAATGGATAAGATTAAGTTGATAATACTTGGGGCGTCTAATATCGGGAATCCTACCATCATTATCCTCGCTGTTTGAACGTATGTAATATCATTCGTAAAAGTCATGGTAATGACCCGCTCTTTATCTAGCCCGTCAGCGTAAGCATGATTAGGCGCAGGGATATACTCACTCCCATCTTCCTTATAAAACCACCATGGATGGCTATCCGGATTCTTACGATAACTTATATCCCTTCTCCTGAACATCAACCTATATCGCCCGTATATGGATTCGCTCCTATCCTTCACGAAAGGGAATTGCTCTTTATTCCCGTCACCCCAATCGACCTCACACATTCCTGGGGTCTTGGAATAAAACTGTATACTTTCATTGTAATTATTAACATCCAATATAGGATCAGGCACGTCATCAGTAGTATCATTCCTGCTAACGCCCCTAAAAGCATATTTGCCTTTAGTAAAAAAGGTTATAGACCCTTTATTCGTATCCTTACATATCAACTTCATACCTCTCCCTCCTCTATTCTTCTAAAATACTCGACAACAGGTGAACTATCAAGCCCTAGATTACTACATATATCTATAGCCTCGTATTTATCGGCAAAACTGTACTTGGACATGCTTTCATCTAACACATCTCCACTGAACACGGATACATGCCCGTCCTTTACGCCAAGAACGAACGGGGTGATCCTGGCCTTCCCAGCCCGCCGTGCCCTCGTAAGGGCGGCCTTAGAAGCCGGGGCAGGCGCCAAGATCCACGTCTGCCCGTAGTTGTTGGTAAGCACATACACCTTCTCCATAGGTGTCGTAGGATTACCATTACTAGCCCCCTTGACAAACCCATCAGGAGCCTGATAAACGCCAGACGGCCTCTTATTAGTAGGAGCTACGGCAGCATATAAATCTAAGGTAAGTTTATAAAACTGATTCCTGTTACCGTCAGAAGCCGTCTGTGACATCGTTATATAATCCCATGACATCATCTTATCATAAAACGTGTTAACGAACGTATCAGCCCTCTCCTGCGTATTTATAAATCTACCACCATCACGCAAATTCCATACCCTAAATTCCCTTATCTCATACAAGTAATCCGGAAGATCGTCTACCGGCACCGTACTTGAAGAACAATATGCCTGCTGAATCTTGTTCAACTTCCCTCCTACCAGATCTTGTTTCCATGAGCTACCATTACCCATAAAATGAACGCCTGCCTTATCATCCCCCACCTTATCCACCTCATCAAATACAGGTATATTATTCCTATCGCTTATAATATTTATACCCACAGCCGGAATAGAATTAAAAGCCGGATCATAAGAAGGGATGTTACACCAATTGAAATTAAACTCGGTAAGATTCTTCCATTCAGAGAACCTTCTCCAATTAGAATCAGGATCATCCCCGAAATTAAAAACGCTATTGCATCCGAAATACCTCAGGTTTTTCATGTTCAAAAAACCTTCTGGCCAATTACTCCATACACCAGAATGAGAAAAAGCTCCCATCTGTATATTACGAAGATTAACGCTCTTGCTTATCCTGTCATATGGAATATCTCCATTTTTTAAAACGGATCTAGTCACAGCAAAATAAGTTATATCAGGAAGATTAGTTATAGGGAACTCATGAAGGACAATACCATCCATATTAAATTCCCCATCAATTAAGTTAGAGAACCTCATCGTAACCTCCCTACGCCTGATATCGCTATACTTATGTGGGGGAACCGGTATGTATTGTGAGCCATCCTCTTTCTTATACCACCATACGGTATCATCCGGATTCTTCTTATACTCAATGTCAAGAGACCTGAATACAATCCTATAACTACCATCAGATATCTTAACTAAAGGATATTGATCCTTTGTCCCATCACCCCAATCGACGTCCACGAATCCTGGATTGTTTGCCGAGAACCTGAGATTACGATTAAAATTACCTAAATCTACTATCGGATCAGGCACATAATCAGCATTCCTCCCATTATAACAAGGGAACCTGTCCTCATTCACTATAAACGTGACATAGGACGCTACCGTGTCGTATCCTACTAAAAAAGCCATACCATTAATTTATTGAGGTTATATCATAAGACACCCATTCCTTATACCCGTTAACCATCTCATATACTTTGTTGATGGTCTTGCATACGACAGCGAATCCGATATCCACGTTAGGGAACTTCTCGTTAAGCTCATCAATAGTAAGTTCCCTGACAATACTCTCATCCCACTTCCTCATCTCCTTTACCTCCATAAGGGTCGGTTTTCCGGTTACGCCTACGCTCATCACCCATTCTCCCTCACGGTTGGAATCAGCCAGATCCGGGAAGATCGTAACACCAAAAAGATCGGAGAGGGTGAAGGTCTCACCGGTACGGGTGAAGGACGCCGCCGCCCCAGGCGTAAGGACCACCTCGTTCACGGCCAACAGGCTCGTAAGTTTCTTGGCTCCTCCTGATACCGTGGCGTTAAACACGACAGTAACATTACCGGTAGCGCTATTAACGAACTTGATCTCATCCTTATCGCTATTTATAGCTTGTAAACGTGATCCAGATACGATATTCACGATCTCATAGTTCTTGTCATAAGTGCTCTGTAGCGTCACATTACCGTATTTAGTATCGATAAGAGTAATCCACTTAGCCTTGCCTCCTACTACCTCCACAAGCTTATAGAACACGTCATTACCGTCAGCGTCAACCCATCTAGCTATAGCTCCAGGAGTGAAATTAGTCACCTCCCGATCTTGGGTATAACTAACGGTGCTTTCCGTAGGCTTATTGGCTAAAGTAACGTAAAGATATTGTTCTACGTCAGCCTCCATCTTAACTATCCCAGCTCCATCGTAATAATAATCAGGTACGTTTTTCTCTCGTATCAACAGGATGGTACCTTCCTTAAGCTTATCGGCGTTAGTTGGATCATCCACGAAAGACTTCATCTGGATATAAGTATCGAAGATAATAGACGTACTCTTATCCTCTATCTTCTGATTGATATCATTGACAATATTATTAATCTCGTCTTTCGTATAATAAGGAGATAAATCAACCTTCGGACCTTCCTGCTCTAAAGCCTGAGTTCCATCCCACCAATAATCAGGTACATCCTGCTCCCTGATCCAGAAGCTGTCCC